GAACTGATAAGAACTTTTGCTGTCTATCATTTAATTGTCGTGTCATGCCATTTCTCCAGTAGCCATAGCGTGAGCTAAACGTGTGCTACGTCCTTTTACTTGCCTTGCCCACCTGCTGTCAAGCATCTCTTTTGATGCCGTAGCAAAATCTTTCTCATGGATAGCTGCCCACATATTTTTAAACTTCTTTAATCTTGGAACACCCATATTAAATGCCATGTCCATTACTACAAGTTGACGTACACTGTCTAAGCTATCCACGCAAGGGTGCGCTCGACATAGTTCTTCCTCGACAATCTGTACGTCATTCGTTGCTAAATAGACCGCATCAGCTTCAGTTATACCATGCTCATATATTGCATCCATGTTTGGAATGTCCATATGGTCAAGTTCTTCTTTACCTATGCCACGGTCTTTTAGATTTCTTCCTATTCCGATTGTGTCAATGCCTAGCGTATCTTGATAGACTGTAAGTACAAGACCCTCTCCATCAATCAGCTTCTTTATAAAGGTTTCTCTATCGTATTTCATTTCTTCTCACTGCCTAACCAAACTGCAAATGCACCTGTCATTGCACCGCTAACTACAGATATCATTGCACTCTGTTGTGTACTGATATCGTCTAGTGAAATACCCCACTCAATTACCCGTATGTACATTATCGTCATTACAAGCATCATTAAGCGTGGTAGAATCTTGTACTCTAATATTGTCTTTGCAGCCATTTTTATTTCTTTCCGAAGAATTTAGTTGCGCTACGTACTCCAAAAGAAGCAGCCACAATAATGCCAAGACTATACTGATACCACTGAGGCATTGCTTCCAACTGGGCAAAACCATTTGATACTACCTCTTCCATTCCCGGTATGAATGCTAAGATTAATGGAATACTAAATAGAATAGTAAGCCACTCATCTTTCCACGAAGACTGACTACCTTTAGCCATCTCCAAATCCCAGTCTATCTCACCAGTAGCTTTCTTCTGCATTACTACAGCTTCAGCTTGCGCCCTAGCTACCTTAGTAGCTGACTGTGCTTTCTTCTCTTCTACTTTACCACTTAACCATGTACCAGCTAAATCTGCTACAGGTCCTATTAACATATTAAGCACGTCTAAACCTCGCTGTTTTCTTTGCTATTTTTTTAGGCTGGGATACAAACTGTTTACCTGCTTTAGTTCCTGCTCGTTTAGCTTTCGAGGTTGCCGAATATTCCTGTGACGAAAGCGATTTGATAGCTGCTGACGGTAAATACCGTTCTCCAGTTTCACTGGATTTCTTGCCACTTTTAGTTCTCCACTTTTGTTTTGTCCAAGACTTTAAACTCTGTTGTGATTTTGCTAATGCCATCTTACACCCACATTATTAAAAATACTAAAGCGGCAATTAATGCCGTACAAACTCCAACTACTATACTGCCAACTTCTATATTGTGTATAAAAGCATCGTGTTTCTTACGTTTAGCAATACGTGCTTGCTTTTCTGCTTCCTTTGCTTCTTGTATTCGTTTAGCACGTTCAGCTATTATACCTTCCCAAACACCTGCCCCAAATCTCATATTGATTAGGTTCTTCATATCTTGCATATGTTCTTGTGCAAGTTTAGCGTTTATGGTTTCTTCAGCGATTGTGTTTACAGCAAAGGGGTCTTTCTGGGCTTTACTTCTTTTCTTTTGTATCTGCTGTTCACCCTCGAACATGCCATCGATATATTTTGCTATATCGCCTATATCATTACAAGTTGTGATGGCTTTCTTTATTCCATCCACACTCGCTTTAACAAGTGCAATACCTGCCATTGTTTCTGCTATCATAACTCTCTCCTTTTATGATAAGCTAGTAAATAGGTTTCATCTCCTTATTAACACGAGTTGGTAAACAATAAGATGCTATATTATTTTTTTGTTGTTCAAATGTTTTAGCATACCATGTACATTCTTTTAAATCTTTGAAGTACATATCTTTACTTATTAATTTTTTATCTGCATCTAAACCAAGAAAGACATACAAGACAAATACATGTATCACCTGTAGCCACCACCCTTGGCTTTATATTGCTTGGCTAACATCTGGGCTTTTCTTGCAGACCACTGACCTGCACCACCACCACTAGTACCTGACTTTATTCTATTGAACAGGTTCTTACGCATTGTTGGTTTTGTGTAATTACCTGCTTTATTTACTGTACTACCACCCTTGTTTAATTTAAGGCTAGATAAAGTTTTAGCTTGTTTAGCATGTGACTTAGATGCTTTTTTCAAACCTGCTACAACTTTCTTTACCGTCTTTTTATTTGTTGTATTTTTCATAATCTTTACCTGCTTGGGTCATAATATTCTTCTATAGATGCTAGTGCAATAATTTGACTTGCAGATGAACCTACACCTGACAAAACATCTCCTGCATTCATAAAAAAAGGTTTGCCATCATCAAATACGTATACGATATTAGTAGCTACTGCTACACTAAATGCATCTAATACTTGTTGTGCAGAACCACCCGAAGGTGTATAAGATAAATCAAATGTTCTATCTGATGTATCTTTATTTGCAAAAGCAAGTAGCTGTACAACAGCCGTAAAGTTAGCAGGACATGTGTATATAACTGTTGTACTTGTTCCTAACGGCACAACAGCATTTGTATATTTTACTTTGTCTAACTGTGGCATTAGGTTATCCTAATTTTATCTATACAAATTACAGACCATTTATGTAACTTGTTATTCCATTTGCCAAATACTTTTGCAAATTCTAAAAATAACCTGCTCCAAAAAAACCAATAACATTCAACCAAAAAAGTTTTTAGTTTTGTCAGCTTTGTTAACATTCTTTTTATGTCTTCCCGGTCTACGATGTCGTTTCTTTGATATAAAAGAATTAGTAAATTGTTTAGCCATTACTTTTTCTTTAACATTCCACCACGCATCATTTTCTTCTTAGCCATCTTAGCCATGCCGCCACCACGCATCTTCTTCTGTGCAACACCGCCACGCATCATTTTTTTCTTAGCTACTTTTGTTTTACCCATTGCCATCACGTAATCTCCTTCTATCAAGAACTAAAGCGTTATATGTATCTTCAGGAAAATGTTTATAATATCCTGACTTTTCTAGGCTTAATGCCGCATCATCCAATATGGACAATCTCTGTATAAATACCATACAGTATTCTAATTGACTACTAGTTATACCATCTTCTTCTAAAAAGTCAAGACCTGCATCACTAGCATCAAAGTCTGGGTGAAACACCATCAAGTGCATATCAATACCTGCAATAGATAATGCTTCATTCATACCGTCACAAATACCATCAAGATATTCTATGTCAGGTAATTCTTCAGATGCCCATACTACTATATCGTAGTTATGAGTTTCAAAATTTTTTACTTCTTCTGTTAGACCTTCTAATCCTGTATTAATACTAAACTTTACTTGATTATCTACCCATGCTTTTCTAGCGTATGGACAGGGTGGCAATCCATTTAGTTTATCGTTAGGTACTTCAAGAAAGTCGTGTGACCACTTACGTATATCAGCTTCTACTGGATGCACGTGTTTTCTTCTTTTGTTGTTCTATAAATCTTCTAAAAACATTGGCTGCTGCAATTTTACCTGCTGCTTTAGCCCTTTGCTCCATAGCAATAGCCGCTTGTGTTTTATGATTATGACTTCTGCTAGATGCTTTTATCTTACGCACAGATGCTTCTGCATCTTTTACTGTAGCAAACTTTAAACCTTTGATTGTACCCTTTGGGTCTTCATCTGTATATAGGTCACTATGCTTTTTACTTTTAGCAGGTTGTCCCGGCTTTCTAGGTATTCTACGCATTAGCCACTAGTAATTTTATTAAATGCTTCAGGACTAGCTTTCTTCAATGCTTTTAGTCCGGGGTTCATAGTTACACTACCACCTGCGGAGTACATATGCTTCTTACCATAAGCCATGCCACCATCTGCCATCTGTGCTTTAGCCATTTTCTTAGCGTCACTTTTTTTCATAGTGCCTACACCAATTGATACAACTGTTACCTTATCATCTTTTTTCTTTTTCATTAGCGCACCTTTACTAGCTTGTACAGTTTTTGAAGCATCAGCTACTTTTTCTTTTGCATTCTTTACTTCTTGTTTAGTAAAGTCTGATGGTGATTCTAATATTTCGTAAGCATCTGCTAAACTCATATTTGCCATTTTACTTCTTCTTCTTCTTCTTTTTAAAAGGGTTAGAATCTGGACGACCAGTATAAACAGTGCCTATTAAACCTTTGTGTGTAACACCTACAACAATACCATCTTTGTATACAGGCTTACCACCCTCTTTAAGTTCCTTGGTAATTTTATTTAACATACCTTTGCTTAGTGGGTTCTTAGCCTTATCCTTACGCTCTTGTATTTGCTTCAATGCTCTTGCATTAGGTTTTTGTTTAGCTGGTGCTTTAGTATCATAGGCTGGACCTCTTGCTGGTCTTGCGTCTTTGATGCTGGTATCTCTTACAGTTTTATTACTTAACTCCTGTATCTTTTTACCTGCACGTCTTTGCTTATCTCTTGCAGACTTATATGCAGCATCAGGATTCTTAGCATCCTTTGTTTTAGGTGGTAGTTTAGAATCACCTCTGCCCGGTCTATATGCTTGAGCATTTCCATCTGTTTTAGGTTTAGGTTTTGCTTTAGGCACAGGGGGTTTAGGTGTAGGTGATACAGATGGTTTAGATTTTCTGTCAGCCATACCTGATGGTCTAGCTTTAGGTACAGCTTTTGCTTTAGGTGCAGGGGGTTTAGGTTTAGGTGTAGGTTTAGATGGCACAGTCCCGGGTCTATACGCTTTAGCATTTCCATCGTTTTTATCTTTAGGATTTTTAACTGTACCACTAGGTTTCTCAGTCATAAATCCCATAGGCTTTGTGCTAGAACTCTTCTGTAATTTAGGTAAATTTGATGTAACTAAAAAACTAGTTGAAGGATTTTTTGAGACTTCTCCATTTTTTACTTCATAATACTTTCCATTTATTGCACGAAAAGTTCTTTTCTTTCCATATATTGTAATTGTTTTATCATTAGATGCCATAGTAATCTCCTACCATTTAACTTTGTGTGACCAATACTTAGCACTCAGCTTAGTGGTCGGTTTACCTTGTGCATTATGTCTAGCATAATACGACTTCTTACGTGCCTTATCCTTCGCTGTGGTAGGATTCTTACCTGCACCTGATACGCCTTGCTGCCCAAAGCGAATAAATTTATATGTATCGCCTTCCTTTGCCATCACACAGTGAGACTTAGTAGGATGTTTCGGGGTACGCTTTGGCTTATTAACGCCAGATAGCCCCTCTTCCTTCATCTTTGTTTTGACACGCTCTGGTATAGCCATGCTAAATACTCAATTCACACTTGTGAAAAGCCTTTACAGGTTCATAAATAAAATCAGCTATATCACTTTGCATTTGTTTTGCACGTAATACACACTGTGCTTCCGATTTATAAGGACCCCACGTATCTTCAAATATAGTACATTGATTTAAATCTACTACATCTAATGCACATACTAGTATTAAAGTCTTAAACATCGTCTGTGTCTTTCCATCCTTCGGCCTTCATAGCTTTTTCTACATGCTCTAAAGTAAACTTACGACCATAATATGCCTCCACAGCCTGTCTTACATAGAAGACATCACTATGGGGTATATGTAATTTATCTAATGTGTTGTTCTTAATAGCATCATAGAATGCATCTAATACATTATCTGTGTATAGTTTTACAGATTTTTTACTTTTTGTCAAGAATTAATTCCTATACATATGTATTTTTATTATTAAGGAGTATATTTAATGTTTACATTTAATGTATCTTACTTTTTTTAAATAACATTTAATGTTTTCATTTAATATAATAG